ATGCTGGTTAGCGTTCGGACTACCATGATGCGTCAGAAACGTGACAATCGGAAAATGGAGCGATGAAAAAACAAAAGGGGCTGAATCCAGAACTTGAGCAGGCTATCTATGACCTACTCAAACAAACGATGAATGATTCAACGGCATCACTTACTGATAAAACCAAAGTGCTTGATCGGGTGTTAAAGCTAGAGCAGATCAAGCAAAAGATCAGTGACGATGAATGGGGCAAAGGGTTTTTTAATCCTGACGATGAAGGAGATGAGTGATGGTTGACGGGGCTGCGTTGAAAATTATTAACATTGCAATGGATGTTTTATCACACAAGGCATTAACGTTTGTTGCTCTGCTGTTTTGTTTTGTGTTGGCTTGCTGGACAATGGTGATGCCAACATGGGAAAGGATGGCGATGTCTGCTTTCTTTGCTGTCTTTATTTACTTACCGTGCATGATCGTTGAAAGGAAATCTCATGAAACTTAACATAAACAAAACTAGCACGACGGTAATGATGTCGAGTGAGAATCATAAAGGCAGCGCAGGCGAAGCCTACCGCTGTGCTTCTGTGGCTGACACCTACGGTCGTGGCAAACCTACTCGCACCAATCCTATGGGTTTCATGGCGATGCAGTGCTTCTCTGGTTCGCCTGATCAAAAGAAGTCTCCAACCTCGAAGCCGGGTAACGCTGGCGGTAAAAGGATCATCTAATGGGAATCATGGCCTTTACCCCGATGGGGAATGCAGTTTCATTTAACGCTGCTGTTACTCCACCAACACCCGTTCAAGCGGCATCAACTACCATTGGTGGCACACAGTATCGCGTGCATAACACTGGTAACGTGGTCGTGTTTATGGGTGTCGGGGCAACGGCTGCGAACGCTACTTCGAGGGCAAATGTTTCGCTGAATGGCTCAACGATTAGCTTGATGCCAAACTCGGTTGAAGTATTTACCTTCAATGCTAACCAGTATTTCACAGGCGCAACGTCCTCCGGCACTGCTATAGTGACGGTTGTTCCGGGGGATGGATCATAATGTTACGAACTGCCGGTGGCTTGACAGTCAATCAGACCACCCAGTTCGGTGGCTATTACGGTTCTTTCTACAGTTCCGAAGACCAGTTTGATGGCGTCAATACACCGACGCTCATGTACTGCGAGACTACCGCAGACAACGCTGGCGTCACTATGGAAACAGGTGACAGCGGCAAAAAGTCACGCATGACCTTTGCCAATGCTGGAACTTACAACATACAGTTCTCAGCACAGTTGCGCAACAGAGGTGGTGGTGGCTCTGGCAATACTGTCAACATTTGGTTTAGATTGAATGGCACAAACATAGGCCATTCAGATACCAAAGTGACCGTGCCTTCTAACGCGCCTTATGTGGTGGCTGCTTGGAACTTTATTGTTTCAGTAGCCGCCACCAATTACGTTGAATTAGTTTTTAAAAGCGATAACGCTAACATTGGCTTTGAGCATGAAGATGCTACAGCTAATAGTCCTGCAATTCCTTCCGTCATTATGACTGCCCAACAAGTGAGGTGATCACATGAAACAGTACATTCTTGATCGTGCAAGAGAACCATCCACATGGCGTGGTGCCATTCTGTTTCTGACTGCAATTGGCGTGCCGATTGCGCCTGCAATGGCTGATGCCGTAGTTACTGCTGGCCTTGGTATTGCCGGTTTGCTAGGAATGCTGACCAAAGATAAATAACATGGACTGGTCAAAGTACCCCAGTTTTCAGGCCATTGAGTTTGACTGCAAGCATTGCGGTAAGAACGAAATGAAACCTGAGTTCATGGAAAAGCTGCAAGAGTTGCGTAACTTGTATGGCAAGCCCATGCGGATTACGTCTGGCTATCGTTGCCCAAAACATCCGATTGAAGCGGCTAAGAAGACCTCTGGCGCACACAGCACTGGCATGGCTGCTGACATTGGCGTGGATGGTAGGGCTGCGCATGAAGTCTTGAAGCTGGCAATGCAGCTAGGCTTTGCTGGTATTGGCGTGCAGCAAAAGGGTACTGGTCGATTCATCCATGTGGACACAGTACAAACGCCACCTAGACCAAATGTGTGGAGTTACTGATGGCTAAGAAAGGTGTCAGTCTAGCTATTGGGCGTGGTGAGAAACTACCTGTCAGCAAGGGTGCTGGTTTGACCGCAAAAGGTAGGGCCAAACTTAACCGCGAGACTGGCAGCAATCTAAAGCCTCCTGCGCCTAATCCAAGGACTAAGAAGGATGCAGGTCGCAAGGCTAGTTTCTGTGCGCGTATGGCTGGTGTAGTGCGCAAGGCTAAAGGGCCAGCGACACGGGCAAAGGCATCACTAAGAAGGTGGAACTGCCGATGAGTCATCAAGCGCAACTAGACTTTGTAGCAAGTCTGCGGTTCAAGTTTCCAGAATACTTCGTTGGCAAGAAAGTTCTGGAGGTTGGAAGCCTAAACATTAACGGTTCAATCAGACCATTCTTTGAGCAATGCACCTATGTTGGGGTTGATCTTGGCGAGGGAGCCGACGTTGATGTGGTGGCTAGAGGCGAAGACCTCACCTATGATGATGGTGATTTTGACGTTGTGGCAAGCTGTGAGTGTTTTGAGCATAACCCTGAGTGGGTGGCAACGCTAGAAAACATGATCAGGATGGCGTCAGGTTTGGTATTCTTTAGCTGCGCTACCACTGGACGCAAAGAACACGGTACACGACGAACCTCGCCTTGGGATGCGCCATTCTGCGGTGACTACTACCGGAACCTGACTGAAGAAGATGTGCGGCAGGAAATAGATTTGTCGGTATTCAAGCGGTACGAGTTCAGCACTAACTCAGATTGCCATGACCTTTACTTTTGGGGGATCAAATGAAGACAGGACTATACGCAAACATCAATGCGAAACAGGAAAGAATCAAAGCGGGAAGTGGTGAGCGCATGAGAAAGCCGGGAAGTAAGGGTGCGCCCACCGATGCTGCATTCCGTAAGTCTGCCAAGACTGCACGCAAGACGAAGAGATAAGTTCTGCTGGCCTAGCCTTCCCTTCTAGGCTTTCCCCCGCCTTCCTCTGGCGGGGGTTTTTTCAATCACTCGACAGCAAGCCACCTTCAAACAGATACGTTCCCATGTGACCTAAACGGCACCAAGGGGCAGCGTAAATCTTGCCGCCAATCTTGCGCCACTGGTGACAGAAGAAGTAATCCTCTGACAACAAGCGCTTGCTATCAGGATCAATCGGATCAAGGTAGAAGCCGTAGATTTCCTTGCCAGCCATGTAGTTCATGTCGCTAACAAAGGTCTGCGTGTGCGGCTTTAGCTTCTCAAAAACCTCGCGCTTGATCAGCATGAAGCCCGTGCCAATGGCTGACACTTCACACGGTTCATCTACCGGCACTGTCACAGACGGTTCGGCATTTAACAGGTTGACCACAAAGCTACCTGTGTAGTTTTGCAGGTTTTCTTTCCCATCCAGTGCCGCTTGCTTAACAGTATTCCAATTGATTTCCTTCTTTGGATAGATTCCACCTATTACATCCTTGTCAGCCCGTAACATTTTGATGGCATCTTCAGCCTTAAACGCAATATCTGCATCAATCCAAAACAGGTAATCGGCATCACTTTCAAGGAATTGATACGTCATATTGCAACGTGCGCGGGTAACAAGTGATTCATTGAACATCAACGATACCGATGTCTTATAACCATGCTCACCTAGCACGCCAATCAAGTTGATCAATGACTGAGCATAGACCCCAGTGCATTGACCGCCATACATAGGTGTTGCAATAAAAATATGCTTTTGCTTTTCCATGTGATCTCCGTAAAGGTGGGGCGTGCCACAGTAACGCTGCGCCCCGCAACGCTCCTAACTACCTTCAGGCGAAGGTTCATCCTGTGGCTGATGGGGGGTTAATTCGTTACCTAACAGAGTCAGCAAGTCGGAAAGTCGGAGCATGGCTAAAGACTTATTGCCATCCTCACGCATGATTACAAGGGGTATTTGACCTATCTCGCAAGCCTTCTCTGCTTGCTCCATAAAATCATACACTGCAATCTTGCGTCTGCGTTTGCATTCAATGAGATATTTACCAAGAATCAAATCACCTTCATCCGACACCTGATACTGCTTCAGGTTGCGACGAATGCGGATGCCTAGCTGATCAAATATCGCATTGGCGACTTCACGTTCATAGCTTGCGCCACGCTGCCTGTTAAGTTTGCTCATGGTGGGGGTGGGGTACTCGCTGCGTCTGGCTCTATCCTTGACGATTTGTTAATCATCAAACCAGCATCCGCTTTCCCCCAAAAAGTTAGTAGCAATTTGTGTTGCAGCTATTGCCGTAGCAGCAGGTTGTGCAGGTAACACACCGACCGCTATCACAATAGGTATTGTAAGTGCAGGTTGCCCAAACCAGTGGTGCTGTAACGGCTAACCAGAGCGCTATCAAATATTTCATGTGGCCTCCATTAAAAAGGAATATCGCCATCATCTTTCCGCTTGCTAGGGAAAGGGTTTACATTGCCGGGGCCGGTACTTTCAGGCGGCACCCAAGTATCTTCTTTGATCGAGATTAGCGCACCCCCTTTCGTGTCCTTAGTCCATGCTGCCAGCTTGATTGTGTCACCCGGAGCGTAGTGTTCAGATACCTTCAGTTCACCACGCCAGTCAGGGCTACTAGGCGACTTCTTGTTACGGTTGCTCAGTAGCACGCCCGTACCCATCTTGCGTTCAATGTCTTGCTTCTCCATGTTGCTTCTCCTTAACTAATGAATAACGTGCTATCTCTTTCTTCCCAACACGCACCGTTTGCGTCACGATGGTGTGTCCATTTTTCCTAAGTTCCTCAATGCGTGCCGCCAGCCGTAGCACGCCGTACAGTCTTAGGCTATCAAGGGCTGTAATACCATCACCTTGCTGCAAATGATCTAGGATCATGGCTGCTTGCCCTTTGCCGCTGGCTGGCTTCAACCCTTTTTTATCTGCTGATCGCAATCCTCCTTCGCCCTTTTCACGCCCTTAGTCCATACCTCGAACAGCACTGGCTTCTCAGCTTCAATCATGCCAAGCACAAAGTCATTTGCACCTTCCAGTGCTGTGATCTTTGCCAGCTTCTCAGCAGCGTTCAGCTTCCCGCTTGCCATGATGCTTGTGACCATATCCAAGTAGCCGTTGACAAACTCATCATCGTTGGCATGGTAGGCATAGGCTTCGCTCTTTCCCGGCACCATAAAAGCCACGCCTGTGGTTTGCTTTGGTGGTGGTGCGGGTACTTCGATGGGTGCCACTGCTTCAGGTACGATCAACGGGTTTTTACGCGCTTCCGGGATGGTTTCAACTTCAGTCTCATCAAGCATTCCGAGTCCACAATGTGCAAGAACCGACCTGCGTATTGCTTTCGTAGTTGCTTTAAGGATGGCATTAGCCAATCTCTCGCCGACAAGGGTTGAGACATCCACTGCGCCTTGATTTTCTGAAACTCTACCGTCAGCGCCCGTGCATCGGACGGAGACAATGTAAATTCCATCCACACGTTCCCGATGCGTAATCTGAGTGGAAAGTTTGTGAAGCGCACAAAGCTGTTGAGTAGCTCCTGCGTTCGCGTAAAGGATTTGTTTACCATTGAGTGTTAGCAAGTCAAAGGGTTTAGCGGCTGGATCAAGACCAACTTGGCGGCAGCGATATAAGTAATACTCTTTCTTTTGATCCTCGTTCAGTCCAGACAAGTCACCACGCAACACAATGGATGATTGGATAGCAGGGTCAAGTGCGACCATTGCCGACTCCCCTGCCATGTTGACTACGTTACTCATGGTTAATCCTCTCTTCCATCATGGCATCTGCTATCTCATAAGCCCGTCGAACAAACTCCTCAACAGGTGCGTGTGTGTCAGAAGCTAACAAACCCTGCATAGCTTTTGCTGCAAAGTAATCGCGCAAGTCCATGCCATCACTGCCTGCGCCTGTGTATGGAAATGCTTTAAAATTATCTTGATTCATGTTGTCCTCACTTAAGTAAAAAGCGGCGTGAGCCGGGTTGCTCGACCACAAACTTGTCATACATCTCTGGCATGGCATTACGGAACAAGTCTTTGGAAAAGGATTTAGTCGATTTGCTGGCCTTCCAAGTAGCTAGGATTCGACCGTCATAGGTAGCTAGTTGGCTGGCTTCCATCATGTAGCCTTGCACTTTGGCGGCTAGGGCATCTTCCTGCGCTTCTAATACTTTGCGCTGTTCTTTGACGATCTTCAGAATCTTGCAAATGTTTTCCAATTCCTGATTGGCTAACAGGCTGTTGCCATTGTCTTCCTTGTACACAATCTTGGCAGCATCACCCATCGTTTCAGGGTCAAAGTTTCTAGCCTTGATGCGCCCCCAAAACTGTGCCATTTCTCTGGCGTGTAAATCCCATTGCTCTTCTGAGAAATGCTGTGGGTAGTGGCAGATTTCCTGACCGCCAAAACAGACCACCAAGACCACGTTAGGTATGCGGTGGACTAAGGATTCATGCAAGCATTGAACACGGTAGCCTGTGTCAACGTCAGTTGTACCATCGTCGCCATACTTCTTACGCTGGTGGATACCTAGATTCTTGACCTCATAGAGTGTCTGCCCATCCTCTGAAATGTAATCAAAGTGTGAGGCAAGAAAGCTATGTTGCGGGTGGTACAGGGAGTAGTCAGCATCTTTGAAATTGATGCGTTGTCTGCGTGCAAACTCGCGCATGATAGGTTCCTGCATTACTAAACCCATTTGCACAGCTTCTACGTTGGATAAGTCATCTAACGGTTTAACGCCAATCTTCTCAGCGTAAACCTCACCGCTTCTACCTTCAACGAAACGGCGTGCATCGTTAGACCATAATGCGTTATTACGCACTTCGGGTGAAAAGTCACTCATATTTAGCCCCAGTTAGTTTTCGTCCTGATCCCACAATAAGACTGATAGCAACAGGACAATAATTGCTGCCAGCCCACCGGCACCCACTAATGCAGCGCCGATAAAAGTTATTAGTTGAAAGGTGTTCAAGGCGCACCTCTTTCGCGGATAGCAAAGGCACAGTAAGCAGCATCACGCGCATCACACACTTTCGCGCATTCCTCTCGCTCTGAGGCTGCAATTAGGTTGGCAAAGCGTTCAAGTTTATCTGCCCATACTGAACCGTAATGCTGATCGTCAAGACAGTCTGTTTCCCGCGCCATCCTCATGATGTCATCTCTCGTCATAGTTTCCTCTGGCAAGTAAACGCCTGAATGTCCACCCTGAAGGCCGCAGCAAACCTGCAATCAGCGGCTATGCGGCTCTCAGTTTGAACAGCGCCAATGTAGTAGCTAATGATAAGTAGGACGATGGTAAACACCGACCTAGCCCACCACCGATGAATAGCCTCGACGCCTTGTTTCAGCACCTTGGCGATCAAAGCACGCTCAGAAGGGGCTATCACGCATGGCCTCCTCAAACTCTTGCCTAGCCTTCTCTCTGGCAATCTGGTTGTCAGTGTGGAGAACAAAGAAACGTGCATCTGGGCCGCAGTCAGCAGTCCTAAATGATGATCGTTGAGCAAAGCAATACGGGAATTCCTCTTTGCCAGTCACCATGCTGATGCCAGTAAATCTTGGATTGATGCAACGGTCTTTCTGACCGTGTTCATTGCCATAAAAGAAGCAATCAACACACAGTTTGATGTCTTTAATGTAAGTCATGGATAAGCCCCTAGATGGATGAGATAACGGATTAGGCGTCGAGTTCTACCAATTGGAAACGGCGTTCACGAAGACGTAGGACGGAAGCAGACAGGTGACGGACAGACTCTTTAGCACGGTCTAAAGCAGCTTGAGCAGCAGCTTCCTGCTTGCGAATACGGTCTATTAGGTCTGTGTCTTGACGAGGATCGAATTGATCCTGATGGGTGTAAATCATGTGAACCTCCCTGATTAGGAAACGGATAATGTGCATCAGCACACGCGCACAATAGTTCACAGAATACACAAAGTCAACAACTATTTTAGAGATAGATTGAAAGGCATTCTGCCCTGTGGATAAGTCTGTGGATAACCTGTGGATAACTTCTGTGTTTCTTTTTGGCAAGTAGAACACCTATATAAATATATCTATACGTTTACTATAGTCTAAGTAAACGTATAGCTATACGTTTCCTATATATATACGGTTACTATAGCTATACGGTAACTATAGCTATAGGGTAAACCGTCATATGGGTATACGAGGGTCTATCGTTCTAACATCTATCTCTCAAAACTTATAGGTATAGTCGTTTACTAAGACTATACGTTTACTTTCCTATACGGTTTCTAAATCTATACGGTTACTACAGATATAGGTAGGCGCGTGTCAATTTGGAAACATGATTTCCGATTTTTTTGGCAGATTCAAATGTCAAAGGAATGAACCTGCATTTGTTGCCAAACAAGCTAGGGTTGAGTTTTGCATAGGGGGTTTTTGAAAAGCGGATTGGCTGGCACTGGTAGCAATGCGGTTTAAAAGGGTTTTAAGGGGGATACAAGGCGAGAAAAAGAAAAAGGCCGGTAAGGATACCGGCCTGAGGGAAAACGGCTTAAAACGCTTATTTTAGAATGACAGAAGAACGAAAAGAAAAGCCCACATAACAGCAAGACCAAGTAAACCGCCGAGAATCTCAAGAATAGTATCAAGCATCATTTTTTCCTTCGTTATCAATTAAGTAATAAAGAGGGGTAACCTTATGGCCTGCTAATTCTGCTAATTCGGCTCGTTTTTTTTCACTTTCAGCGTCAAGAATGAATTTTTGTCCGCTACTGGTTACTACTTCAAACCAAGCCAATTTGAAATTATTCATTAGTTCACCATTGAAGTTAATTTGTTAATTTGCTCCGTTAATTGTTCTTTTGTATAGATTTTTTTAATCCGCTTGCCGCTGCCGAATGAATGAGTCACAGAGAATTTTCCGTCTCGGCGTATGTCGTTGATTGTTAGAACATGACCAGATAATCTTCCGTCACTTTCTTGATTGAATTCGCCATATGTTTTGTTAAGCATTTGCATAATTGCCCCTTGTAGGTTAGGAAACGGCGTTAAAACACGCCCGTAAACCGCCCGTAGGCGGCTTACAGTCAGGTTTTAGGCGGCTATTGCTTCTGTTACTTGCTCAGTTTCGTTCACTTGCTCGCATGTTAAGTAATCAAGCGCGTTCTGCGCTTTTGCTGCGGCTGAGAGAATGAATTTCTTATCATTGCGCAATGCTTGCAACCAGTTCTCAATGTATCCGGCATGGCGTAAATCCCCATCAATGCCGCATTTTGCGCAAAGCATAGCCGCACCAAGTTCAGCAACTAATTCCTCAAAAGCATAATTTTCACTGCCAAACCTAGCCGGAGTGATGCGCTTCAATCGCTTTTCGTGTCCGCTTGCATGGACTGATTCGTGCAACAGGGTTGCGTAATAGTTCTCGCGAGAATCAAATGCCGCTTGTGGTGGCATCACAATGGCGTCACTGCTCGGCCTGTAATAAGCGGAATCGCCTGCGTGAGTTAAACCGCCTGATAATTGCAAGCGAGAAACAATCGAATCCGCTTGCTCGCAAGGGTTCCAATCTACTTCTGGAATCTCAGGCATTGCAGGCAATTCAATACCGGAACATTGTTCAATATTGAAAACATAGTAGTGTTTGATAAAGGCATAGGCGGAAGTGACTGATTCGCCCTTGTCGCCAATTGTTTCCCGCCGGTGAACATTCCAATAGACAACCGGCGTTCCTTTTTGATCGGCTAAGACACTGCCGCCGAGCATTTGCGCTTGCTTGAAAGTAACGTAGTAAGGAACTGCAAAGGGTTGCATTGACAGCCAAAAGTGATTGATGCCCCTGTAAACAGTGCCACTAGCCGGATTGAACGGCATTCCTTGCCCTGGTTGTTGTTTCAGGTAACGCCAAGGTTTCACCCACGGCGTAGCCCCTTTTTCTAGCTCGGAAATGATTCTGTCGGTAATTTGCTGCGCAATGTCGATTTTCATGTTTAGCCCCTTAGGATTAGGAAAAATTACAGTTCAGAAGCAATCCAGAATAGTTCTGGAAATGCCTTAATGATGCGCTGAATGTTTGCGTTATCTGCGACATTAGCAGCATCACCTATGCTTGCCGCAAAGCTACCGTAGCGGCCTGTGCGCAGGTTTTTAATCGCTGTCGCAAGTAATTCGCTGTCTTGATACAGGTAATTTGAAGCGAAACCCGCTGGTGCGTTATCTGGAAATGTTTGCATTGTTAGCCCCTGTTAGGTTAGGAAAGCCGGAAACGCTCCGGCAAGCGGTTTTGATCAGTAGCAGGTATCTTCGAATTCCTTAGTGAATTCATTCACTGAGTAGTCAACCACGGTTTCATCAGGTTCCAAGCCAAAAGCGGAAACAAGCGCCCATGCCACTACCTTACCTTCAGCGTCACGAACTCTTAGTTGCGCTTCCTCTACTGACTTAATTGCTTCGCAAATGGCATTGAATGATGGTGAGCGCTTTACTTGCCATTCCTCGCCATCAAATACTGAGACGGTATAGCCCTTGCGTAGTGCCAGCTTTACAAATTGAACGTATGCGGTTTTCATCATTCACCCCTGTATTGTTAATTAGGAAATACACTTATGTGTACGGATTAATTATAGGATGAGTTCACAAATTAACTCAAGGGGATTCACCTATATATATATAGATATATACGTTATCGTTTACTTGTAGATATATGGTTATTCCATATATAGCGGGAACATGGGTAAATGTTCATATATTGTCAATCCTCGCTCCCTTGCATATTTATTAACAAGGGGTAGAGGGGTTGTTTTCCATGCAATATTGTCTATTGGTCAATTGACAAAGGGTTAAGGGTGCCATTCATGCAATTGACGTTATGACAATGGCATAGGTCTGATCTATTGGTAACGGGCAGGCGATAGGGATTGTGTAGTTATCTTTGTGGCAATGCGATGGGTCTTGACCCTCCGTGGTTGCGCGCCCTATTTCCCTCCCCGCCCCAAGGAAATTTCGGTTTCTCCCTCCACTATTTGTGATACAGTTGATTTACTGTATTAACGGAGGTGCGAATGTATGAAATAGATAGCGATGTACCGATGCCTGAAGTTAAGGTTCGGCATAACTACCCGCATGAGGCTTTGCAGGTGGGGGAGAGTTTTTTTGTGCCGGGTGGGAATATGAATGTCTTGTGCAATTACAACCGGATTAGGGGTAAGCGGTTGGAGAGGAAGTTTGTGTGCCGTCGGGAGGGTGACGGTATTCGGGTATGGCGAATTGAATAGGGAGGGGCTATGGAAAAGGCAGATTGGAATCGGAAGCCGTTTAGGTTGTTTGACTATCTACTGGATACTTACCAATTGAGAAATGACCGGGAGTTAGCGCGGGAGTTGGGTGTGCGGTCGAGTTACGTCAGCCGGGTGCGGCATGGGCATTTGCCGGTTAGTGCGAGTTTGATATTGGGAATCCACGATGCGTTTGGATTGGAGATTCATGAGATCAAAGCTTTGGCGCAAAAGGCAGATGGACAGTCCTGACCGCTACAAGGAGGAGCTGTTGCTTTCGCGGACAGTCTTGCGGGATCAGATGAGGAAGGCGATAGCCGCATCAACGCCTGCTGCCAAGCGTGCTTTGGTTGCCGGTTGGAAAGAGACGTTTCGACCTGAGATCGTAAAAGAGTTGCTGGCTGTGGCTAAAGACTACGAGGCGCGGTACAGGATTGCTAATTGGAACTTAGAGGGCTTTGA